TCGTAATTTTTTACTCTTGCTTTTCTTAACGACATAACAGCATATCTCATTGCTGATATAGCGTCATCATTAGCAGGAACAATTTTACCATCCTTCCTATGATACATTCGCAATTCTTCTAACAGTTTACCTTGATTTTTAAATATTTTCAATCTCTTTGTCTGCATACGTGTTAACATTTCCATAACACCTGCTTCAACACTATTACCACCACTACCTTCTTTTTGCCCTATGCTTGGTGGATTACTAAAATGTTCTCTAGTCATGTTTACACCTTCTCTACGATATTGATCTGTTAAATTTTTACCAGATCCTTTATCAGCTTGTCTTCCATCCATTGGCCATATTACAGGTATCCAATTACCTCTAGCTTTTATTGCACTAGCGTGTACAGGTACAGTTTCTTGTCGTAAAGAATAACTATCATAAATATAAACTATATCACTATCTCTATCCCATGCTATCCATGCACAAGCAGTTGGGTGATCCCATCCAAAATCTAGCCCACATATTCTAGGCCAATGACTTGGCATTTCTATTGGATCACAAATAATATCTTCTTCTGCTATAGGAAATACTAAACCAGATCCTAATTGTGGTATTCCTCTTTCACGCATTTTTCTTTCATGCGGTGGTAAGGCTTGTAATATTTGATCTCTAATTTCTTTTGTCATATGCGGTGCATCATCCCATCCCGCAGTAAATAATGCTTGTCCATCTTTTAGTTGGTTCATAAATTGTGCTACTGTTTCTGTCATTCCGCTTTCTGGCGTAAATGTCATATACACAATTCCGCCTTTATCGGCTGTCCTTGTTAATGCTTGTGAATATATACTTGGTGGTGGTTCTTCATCTAGCCATATTACGTCTAGACTTTCACCCATCCATTTTTCTTTACCCATTTCGTAGGCTTTAAAACCAATTCTAGAATTACCACCAGATTTATGTTTTATAACTACCGAGTTTAATGCATTTGGTACACCTGCTTTTCTTACAGTATCAACAATATATTTTAATGGTATAGATCCTGTACCTTTTGCAGACGGATCATCTGGTTGGCCAACAAGTTCTCTTTGGCAGACATCCCTAGTTGTTTCATTTGAAACACCCCCAGCCCAAGCACGTATCGGTCTGTTAAATTTTCTGCCTTCCCACCACGTTGGGTAGTGACCCGTCACATGGTACGCCATTTCCATAGCCCCACAGAAAGACTTGCCGACCCTATTACCAGCCATTAACAATCGTTGAGCAGATTTATCACCATGAAATTTTTTTTGATATTCATAAGGTTCATAATGATCCATCCGATTAGTTGCCTTACGGCGTTCTAATTCTTTAGCAATTTCTATTGCACGTTCTAAAGCGTTACTATCCATCTTTTAAAATATATTTTCTACGTAATTTTCGTGGTGTTTCAAGCGCAAAAATTTCAGCCTCGGTTCGTTCTAGTTTATTATCAAAACCATAATGTACTTTACCAGTATTTTTAAACCTATCAACAAGAACATACCTATATACATAATTACCTTTTTTAAAATGCAATATTGTTTGTAAATCCTTAATAGGCTTAACCATGCACACAAATACTCTTTTTTTTACACATATTCAAGCTATTAACTTTGGTTAATATATAGAAATACCCACCGCTATGCGAAGTAATCCATACTTAATTGGAATGGGAAGCGTTTTGGGGGGTGGGGGGTCAAAAAAAGAACAAAAGAGGAACGCTATTGGCCTTGCTTGTCTGTGTATGTGGCACATGAAGACGAATATGGGAGGGATATTTACACAAGACCACATCATTTGAACCAATCAGCTTACCTTGAAGGGCGTGTGTGTGTGGGTGTAGAACCTTTATTTCAAGCACATTGAGGCAGATATGGAGTAATCAAAGTGATGTAGGGTAAGTGTCGTTCCTTATGTCTTATGCTTATGTATGATGAGATATGGAGGACTATGAGCCTAATTTAATGAACCAGACCCGTCATCTGTTCTAATGACTTGCAATGAGCCTAGAAGGTGTTTCAGTTCCTCTTGGAGTTCAGCGTCGGTTTTCTTGCCTGTGACGTCTTCTATCTTGGTGACAGTTTGGTAGCCTGTTCTATCTAGTAATGAATTGATTGCGCCTAGTTTTACACTTGGACTGATCTTGTCTTCAGCGATTAAGGATTTCAGCTTATCTACGGCCATTGGAACAGCACCAGACAACAGCTTACGGGTAGCGTCATCTATTTCATTGTGTAGCTTGTTTTTAAGTTCATAGCCCTGTTGCTCGGCAGTCTTCTCGGAGTATCCCGCCTTGATTGCGCTTTGAGTAGCGTTCCCTGTTTGGCTAAAGTACTCAATGAACCGTTTTTGTTGATCTGTCAATGTTCTAGTCATGTTCTTATTATTCTAAACTAAAGTAGTTGACAAGTAAATATAATTATATTATTAACTTATGTTAACTAAAATGGAGGTTAAACATATGAGCCAAATATCAAGCGTTGAAAGACGTAGATTACTGTTAAAGGGTTGGAAACTTGCTCATCCTAACAGAAAAACACAAGACGAAATTGACTTGGAATGGGTCAATAAGATTAACAAAGTTAAGCAAAATAATAAAATTGCCGTTCTTATATCTTCAGACCAATTAGTTGAAGATTTTGAAGACGGTTCTAAACTTGTTCAAACAAGTGGGAGGGCAATAGCTTATTTAATTGACGCCTCTTATTTTGCTTTTAAAAAATTTGTTGAACATGAGGGTAATTATGCTGATATGCCTTTTTCTGTGGCTATTGACAAACCCTCTAATCATTTCAAATTTATGGAGGTTCAATAATGATTGATAAACAAAAACCTAAAAATGAGGAATTAACTGAAACTCAAAAAGAAGATAATTTTTTGAGCAATCTTGGTATTTCAAGGGATGATCTTGATGATGCGGGGGATATGCTTGAAGACTTAAAAGAGATTGGGGGATACCATGATTAAAATGAGAATAAAAGGCGTTCTGTACACGGGTAAAACCGTGTACGAATGTTTATGCAAGGCAGTAAGAGAGCCAATAGATATTCACGCTAAAATGGTGGATGTAAATAAAACAATAGAAAAAAAACCTATAACTAAAATGGAGGAAAACACTTATGGGAACTAGAGCAGTATATTCGTTTATTGACGAAAAAGATACATTTCATGTTTATAAGCATTGGGATGGTTATCCAACGGGGGCAATAGAGTTTATTGATAACGCTTTGCCTTATGCTTGGACTTTACCACGATTTGAGGCAATGGAGTTTAGCGCCTCGTTCATTGCGGGTAATAAATCTAAAAGCGGTGGGGATGTCTATAATACAGACCATTGGCAACATCACGGTGATTTAGAGTACCGTTATGAAATCAAATTAAAAGATAAAAAACTATGGATTAAGATATTTGAAAAAACTTATCCATCTAGAAAGTATAATTTATTTGATATGGGATTTCTTGACGATCTAAAAAAGAAATACTTATCAGATGAGTATAAGGCGGTGGTTAATGGTTAGCCGTATAATAATGACTTGCGGGGGCTTTGCCCTCGCATTTCTTGGATGTGCAATTTCATTACATGGTAATTCAACAATCGGGTTAATATTGGCCGTAGGTGGCGTAATAACTTGTTTAAGCGGGTTAGATAGGGAGGCAAAATAATGTTTAGAATAGATATTATATATGTTTGTAATAGATTGAAGGACATATCTACAATTAAAAACCAATCTAAAAAAGATAAAGCATTGAGAGAGTTTATAGATGAGTTAATTTATAATCTTGGTGTTGATGTTTTAATAGATGCAGAAAAACAGGGAGGGAAACAATGACATACAAATGTACAGGTTGGGCTATTGTTGCAACAATGGAAAGACCAGACAAGACATACTATACCGAAACTATCACAGATATAGATGACAGCACAGCGTCTATAGTTGATGATTTTTTAACCGAGTATTGTGAAGATAAAATTATAAATGAAACAGTACCACACAACGATATAAAGGAGGCTAACCAATGAAAGAATACATATTTTGGCAAGAAGTTAAAAAACATATAAGAGAACAATGTGTCATCAAAGCCAATTCATTAGACGAGGCGACAGAAATTCATAATGACGGTGGTGCAGATTATAAAGAGGTGCATTGTTTTGATGAAGAAATAACAGATGAGGGAACGGAGGCTAACAATGACACAAAGAGATGATGGTCACGATTATAGAGATAGCAAAAACAAGGCGGAGGCATTTAAACGTAATAAGTTTAATGTAGCGCTTTCTGGTCTTAATAATCAAATTAACAGACTAGATAAACTTAAAGGTGATACAAATGGTTATGTTAAAGAAAGTCTAGATACTATTATAGATGATTTGACAGACGTTCTTGTTGATCTTAAAATAGAAACAGGAGTAGATATATGATTATATTAGGCAAAACACCAAAAGAATGGCGTAGTGAAATTGGTGTAAAATCTTTATATTACAGAACAGAAATAATTATTTTTGTTTGTGGTTTTATTTTAGGTTCAATTATATTTTAGTTAACAATAAATTAAGGGAGGTGTTTGTATATTTCAAACACTTCCTTTAAATCTTTATATTTATCCAATAGTTTAAAATATTTCTTTTTCCAATTATTCTTAATACGAATTGATTTAGCTTTAGATTTCTTGGCTCTATCTAATTTTACCATATAACCTACAATTAAGTTTCTACCTACCTTGTCTATTGTACTTCTTATAGGATCGTTTTTCATTTTTGTTGAGAGTTTTTTTGTGGCGTCTTGGCCGTTTGGGTGGTTTATCTCTTGGTACAAAATGGACAAATTTCTGTTTAGCCATTACAAACCTTTTTCACGTAATTGGTCTGGCAATGGTTTTTGTAATCTTTCTACTTCTAAATCTTTAGCGTCAATTACAGATTTTAAGGCTTCACATTCTTTTTCTAATCTAAATATAGTATTAGCGTCTTGTTTATCCTTTAAGATTGTAGATAGCGCATTGACTAAAAATCTAATATGACCATTAGCTATAATTTTGACCGTAGTAAATAACTGTAGTTCTCTTGGAGTTAATAATGATTTATATTTATTACCGTCTTTTTGAGCAAACCCTTGTCTAATCATATGGTCATCAATTTTAGATATAAGATCAATATCAACATTGATTAAAGCGTCTAGAATTTGCCATTCACCATCTTTGAATAATCGTTTTAGTTTTTTATAATCTATCATAATTGTAGGCCTACAACGTAACTCTCGCTACTAGGTGCATTAGCACTTACCACAACAATTAACATTTGTTAATACTTCTGTCAACAACTCTCTTTGAGTTCCCCACTTTTTTGTAAATTCTTTTGGGCTTGTATGATAAGCGTCTTTACCGTGTCTATGATGTTTTGGACATAATGGTATTACTTCAAAATTACTAGCTTTCTTACCCATACCTGTCTTGTCTTTGATATGGTGTAGTTCAGCAGGACTATTAGGAAACCCCATCTTACGACAGATAATACACCCAAGATCAGCAATCTTCTGCATATGTTCTTTTTCGTGTTTAGTTTTTGTACGTGCCATAATCAAAGTCTTTTACGTAAAATGTTTTAGTACCTATTTTTTTTAAACTTAAAATATTTTTATTAGCTACAATCATTTCATCACCTATTTGATCGTGTGAAAATGACATAACGAAGATATGGCAATCTTTATCTTTTTTTAGTAAATAACCTTCAGTAAAACAAATTTCTGGTTTATCTTTTTCTGCTTCTTTTATAGGCTTCCATTCACAAGCACTAGCGTGATCTTCCCACCAACATTCATACTTATCGTAGGTATATAGTTGAGGGTCTTTACGTTTGTTTTTTTTATGCGCCATAATGTTTGGCCTCACGCATTTGATTAATCATTTTTGTTTTCCATGTTTCAAAATTAATTTCAACACAACGCTTTTCCCAATGCCATTTGGCCTCCTCTTGCACAGCAACAGCAAGTTTATCAATGTGCTTTTGATACCTCTCATCTGTTCTTGCTTCTCTTTCTTGGGCATTGACGCTGTCTAATTTACCTGTATTAGAATTTATCATCTTTTCTTTCATTAAGGTAGCTAATAATATCTTTCTGCCATGTTCTAGCGCAGTTAAATTACTTTTAGCTTCAGCGTGTTTATGGCCTATTTCACGTAATTTTTGCATATGCATTTCTGTTATTTCTTCACTCATATCTAAACTCCCTTATGTTTTTTGATTTTGCTTTACGAATATTAAGATGTTGAATATAGCCCATGACATCTTTACCTGTAGCAACAGGCATAACTTTTTTAGTATGTGGCCAATGGCCATATTTTTCTTTAAATGTATATGACGCCCATCCTTCTTTGTATCCTTTTTGTTTTGCATAATAAACTAATTGTGCATAGAAATTTGTTTTATCTTCTGCATTAGGTTTTGCTTTTGGTAATTCAACTAATCTGCCTTGTTGTATTAATATCATTTGTTCTTTTTTTGTCGGAATGAAAGCGCAGTTAGGACATTCTGGTTCTTCTTTAGTTGGTTTATAAACTGTATCACATTGAACACACGTAAATGGTTGTTTCTCTATTGGTTGTGGTTCTTTCTTTTTACGTTCTTTTTCTTTAGATGTTTTTAGTTCCCATTGTGGAACATCATCTGGGAAACCATGTTCATATACACATCCACTATGATCTATGATTAATGTATCTTTTTTATTTTCAGCAGGTCTTAAACTTCTACCCACCATTTGTAGATACAATGAATATGATTTAGTTGGTCTTGCAATAATAACACATGATACTTTCGGTTGATCCCACCCTTCCGTCAAGACCATACAGTTAGATAATACTTTGATCTCACCTTTGTTTAATTTTTCTAATTGTTGTTCACGTTCTATTTCTGGCATTTCACCATCAATATGACCCGCAGGTATTCCGTTTTGTTTAAAAATATTTGTAATATACTTTGAGTGTTTAATAGACACAGCAAAAACAACAGTAGGTCTGCTCTCACCAAACTTTATCCAATGTGATACAATATCGCCTACTAATTTTGGAGTGTTCATTCTATTGTCTAATGTTTTCTTTTCATAATCACCTGCAACAATTCTAATGTTTTGTAGATCTGGTATTGTAGGCGCAACTATTCTTGTAGGCACTAAATAACCTTGTGCAGTTAGATCTTTAATGTTTCCGCATTCAATAAGTTCTTGATAGATATTACCCAAACCTTTACCGTCTGCTCTACATGGTGTAGCAGTTAAACCAATCACATGAGCATCTGGGTATTCTGCAATAAGTTTTTTAAATGATGTAGATGTAGATCTATGAGCCTCATCAATAATTATAAAATGTGCATTTGGTTTTACAAAATCATCATTGTGTATTCTTGATGTAAATGTTTGAATAGATACAACTTGTACATCTGCATATGCATTACCACTTTTGTTAGCCATGATAACACCATGTTTGATTTCAAAGTCTGCTAACTTCTTACTACATTGCATAACAAGTTCTCGTCTATGTGCCACAAACAAACCAAAGTTTCCTTTTTCTTGTGCTTGTTCTAACATAGATGATGCGATAACAGTTTTACCGCTACCTGTTGGTGCAACAAGTAATATTTTCTTCTTACCTTTTAAAAAACAATTTCTAATATTATTAATTGCCTGTTTTTGATAATCTCGCAGTAGGTTCATATCGTTTCCATATATCGTTTAGTTGAAATAAAACTTCATCAGGGTTTTCTGGTGGTACACAATGTTTGGCAAACTCCAATGCTTCTTGTTTAGCATAATCAAATGTTTCACCTCTCATACGAATAGATATTAACATCTTGACTAACTGTTCATGTCTATCACCCTCACCACATCCATACTTTAGTGAGCCTGTGTACTTACCTTTGTATAATGATGGATCATAATTTATAACTTTACGTTCTGGCCTTTTTAATTTTAACCCATCTTTAATCTCTTTCATTGTGTATGGTTCTTGTGTTGTACATTGAATAATTTTTACAGGATAAGGATTTCTTTTGTTATGATAAAAACCTGCAACACGCATTACACGTGGTAGATCTTTAACTTTTGGATCTGAATTAAATTTACTAGCCAACGCTTCTTGATATAAACTAAAACTTTCTAATGGCATATCTTTGACTATCCAATAACAATGATATTTATTTGGACTTGTGTTGACTACAATGTTTGGAATAACATCAAACTTATCTGGTAATGGAGTACCATCAAGATCTATAAATACTGCCCTAACTTTTTTAATGTGTCGTGTAGATCTACCAAACAAATCAGTTTTATTTACAGTAAAATATATACCTGCACCTTTTTGATTTAGATCTGCAAGTTCATTAAAATGATTTTTAATTCTACCATGTAATTGTTTAATTAATCTTTTATTGACCATCTTATCATCAAATGTTTGGAACGTGTGTGTTTCACCAAAGTAATCTAGAAACATACTGTAATGTGTATTTTCGTTAAAACTATTCACATCTATGCCCAATAATTATTTTACCATCTGAAGTGTAATATGCTGAATGTTCGTATTTACCTTCTTCATACCAATGAAACGTACCAAGTGTTTTATAAATCTCATGCGCTTTGTCTGAACAATCAGATATACTTTTGTAGTTATAATCAAAATATAATTTTTCTAAATCACAGTTTGTACACGCAAGTAAAAATATAACTATCTTACTCATCTTCTTCTAGGTTCTCATCACTCCATCTTTTTTTAGCACCTAACTTACCTGCAATAGATCTCTTACGTCTATTCTTTGCTTGTTCTTTACGTTCTTCTTCGGCTTGAATACAATATAGATAAGTGATATTATCCTTTTCTTTTTTTTCTTCAAATAAGTGCTGAATTTTAGGAAATATTTTTTCAATTTTTTCTGTTCTACAATTTAACATTCTAGACATTACTTCAAAATCTTTTGGTATTTTAAATCCACGCCAACAATGACAATATAATAAAACATATGCGCCTTGTTCCTCCAAGGATAGTTTCATACGATTAGGATCTGAAATCCAATCATTTGCATAAAACTGAAATGCAGGACTTTGTTCGTCTGTTGTAGATTTTCTCATATTAAGTTTAGTTAATTTGATATTTACCCCAGAAGTAAGGGCTAGTCAAGGACTATCTTGGGTGCAGTTGAAGGTGCAGGTGAAGATGAAGATGAAGATGAAGGGGATACTTTTGCCATTAGCAAAATGATGCGATTTTATGGCAATGCTATAGCTATGCTATGAAGGGAGGTGTGGCGGAAACCTAAACTAAAATGGAAAGAGGGAAAAACCGCCACACTAAAACGCTATATTTTTACGCTAATTATAGATGCGCTACGCCTAGCGTTGAGGCGTAATCTTTAAATCTGGTCTAATATATTCTATATCAAAATCACCAAGTTTTGCAATTTGAAAAGCACGGAACGGAGGTATTACTTTCCATTTAGATACTGCTGGATGTGAAATACCAAGCATTCTAGATAGATTTTTACCACCGTATTTAGTAATAACTTCTTTTTTTCTTTTCTGTGCTAATTCAATATTACTCATTGTTGTAATTTTGCAACATCTGTGTGTCTTAACTGCAACAGATAATTGGCTCTATCTTCACACTTAATTGCTTCATCAGTTAATTCGCAAATACAATCTGCTTTATTATAATGTTGTGGAATGACGCTAGATCTATCTAGATTAATTATTTCTTTATCTAGA